GGAAATGGTTTAGATGTTAGACCTGTTTTTGGACCTACACAACCTTGGTACATTACACCTTCAAGTCAAGACGGATTTTTTGGTGGTGGAGGCGGTGGTGCACCTTCTCCCCCATACCCACCAAGTGGTAGAGGTGAAGGCGGTAAAGGTGGTGGATCACCTGGACCCGGAGGTGGATCACCAGGAATGAGAAACGCACCAGGAGCTGTTGCAGGATCAGGCGGCGGTGGAGGATCTAATAATCCAAATGGAAAAGGCGGAGCCGATGGTAGAGTTGCTTTCATAGAACCAGGTGCTGCACCCGGAGTATGGTCTTTACAAACTCAATTTGCATCAGTTAAAGCAGGCGAGTGGCCAAGTTAACCTAGACATATTTTTTCAATAATATATAAAAGTGTCATAAAGACATGAATTTTAAAGATAACTATTGGTATTTTACTAAAGCATTACCAGATCATTTTTGTGATAAACTTGTTGAGTTTGGTAGTTCTAAAAAAGAACAGTTGGGTATAACAGGTGGTTTACAAAGAGATGCAACAAAAAGTAAACATTCACAAGTAATACATAAAGAAGAAGATTTAAAAGAAGAAGATTTATTAAATCTTAAAAAAAGAAGAGATTCAAATATTGTTTGGTTAAGTGAAAGATGGCTTTACAGATATTTACATCATTATGTTAGAGTAGCTAATCATAATTCAGGTTGGAATTTTGAATGGAGTTATTCCGAAGCTGCTCAATTTACAAAATATAAACTTAATCAATTTTATGATTGGCATTGTGATAGTTGGAAAGAACCTTATGGTGATAAAGAAGTACCTGAATTAAAAGGTAAAATAAGAAAACTTTCAATGACTTGTTCTTTATCAGACCCTAAAGATTATAAAGGTGGTGAGTTTGAATTTAAACTTAACGATGATGCAAATGGAGATACCTACACTCAAATATGTAAAGAAGTGCAACCAAAAGGATCTATAGTTATTTTTCCTTCTGATACATACCACAGAGTTAAACCTGTAACAGAAGGAATAAGACATTCATTAGTGTTATGGACTTGTGGTAATCCTTGGAAATGAATATTTATTTTTTAACAGGAATGCCTAGAGCAGGAAATACTTTGTTTGGTTCTTTAATGAATCAAAATCCAAATATTAAAGTTAGTCCCAATAGTCTTAATGCTTTATTATTAAGAAACATAATAAACATTAAACATGAACAATTGTTTAAAAATTTTCCAGATTATAAAGGTATAGATAATGTTGTAGATAATTTTTTTAATAATTATTATAAACACTATAACTGTAAAAACATTTTAGATAGAGCACCTTGGGGTCACCCTGAGTATCATTTGTTTTTACAAGATGTAATTAAAGATAGAAAATATGTTATTTTATATAGACCTTTTTTAGAAGTTCTTTCTTCTTTTGTTATAAAAGATAAACCAGATGATGTAGAAAATTATTGTTATAAAATAATTCAAGGACAACATGCTTCAGTTATTATGGATAATTTAATTTCTATTGAAAATATAGTAAAAACAAAACAAAATTATGTTTTAATTAATTATAAAGATTTAGTTAATGAACCAGATGTACAGTTAAAAAAAGTATGTAGTTTTTTAAAAATAAATTTTGTCAAACCTGATTATAACAATATAAAACAATTTAGTATTAATGGAATAACATATGACGATTCTATGTTGTCTGGTGTTTTTCACACACTTGATACAAACGGTATACAGGAAAGTAAAACTGTGGTAGAAGATATTTTACCTGAAAGTATAATAAATAAATTTAAAGATTTTGATGTCAGATTTTAAAATTAAAAAATACACCGTAATTAAAAATGCTATACCTAAAGAATTGGCAGAGTTTGCTTACAATTATTTAATCTTAAAAAGAAAAGTAGCTAGAACTTTATTTGATGATAACTTTATACCACCTTTTGAAACTATGTTAGGTGTTTGGAATGACCCACAAGTATTAGAAACTTATTCTAACTATAGCGATATTCTAATGGAAACTTTATTAGAAAAAGTAAAACCAGTTATGGAAGAAAAAACTGGATTAAACTTATGTCCTACTTATTCCTATGCAAGAATATATAAAAAAAACGATGTTTTAGAAAGACACAAAGATAGAATGTCTTGTGAAATATCTACAACAATGAGTTTAGGAGGAGACCCTTGGCCTATATTTTTAGAACCAAATGAAACAAAAGGTAAAAACACTGATGATGGTTATGTGCCAGGAAATACCGTTGGAGTACAAATAGATTTAAATCCTGGTGATATGTTAGTTTATTCTGGTTGTGTATTAGAACATTGGAGAGATAAATTTGAAGGAAATAATTGTGGTCAAGTATTTTTACATTACAATAATGTTGAAACACAAGGTGACAAAAATAAATATGATGGACGACCACATTTAGGACTACCTTCGGATTATAAGCGTGGATAATTTTATATACGAATTTAATATAAATGAAGACCTTTGTGGCAGACTAATTGATTATCATAAATTAAATCAAGAATACAAACACGAAGGAGTTAATTCACATAAAGAAATCGATAAAACTTTAAAAGATTCTATAGATGTTAATGTGTATCCTAGTAGTAATAATCCCGATATAGGTTTTTATTTTAATGAAATAGGTGAAGGTTTATTTAAATATTTTAAAACATATGCATTTCCAGAACCTTCTAATATGAGTTTAAATCTTTTTACAAAAGAAGGTTTTAATATTCAATACTATCCTCCAGGTGGGGGATATAAAAACTGGCATTTTGAAAGAGCTGACACACATGGTCATATAATTACAAGAACACTTGTATTTATGACTTATTTAAATGATGTAGAAGATCGAGGAGAAACAGAGTTTCATTTTCAAAAACTTAAAATTAAACCTAAGAAAGGTTTATCTCTTATTTGGCCAGCAGATTTTACATATACCCATAGAGGTATACCTTCTCCTACCCAGGAAAAGTATATTGCAACTGGATGGTTTAATATGGTATAACATCCTGTCAAAATAGGATAAATATGCTACAAAAATTAGGTTTTGCTCCAGGATTTAATAAACAAGTTACAGAAACCGGTGCCGAAGGGCAATGGTTTGATGGTGATAACGTACGTTTTAGATATGGTTCACCTGAAAAAATAGGTGGTTGGCAGCAATTAGGACAAGATAAGTTAACAGGTGCAGCTAGAGCTATTCATCATTGGGATGATAACGCCGGTATTAAATATGCAGCTGTAGGAACTAACAGAATTTTATATGTGTATTCAGGCGGTACGTATTACGATATACACCCTATAAGAACAACTTTAACAGGCGCAAAATTTACAAGCACATCATCATCTAAAACAATTACGGTAACATGTACCGGGGCTCATGGATTAATAGAAGATGACATTGTTTTATTTGATAGTGTAGTAGGAGTGCCGGCAGCATCTACTTACAGTAATGCTACATTTGAAGACATTAAGTACATGGTAACATCTGTACCAACTACTACAACTTTTACAATTACAGCTGAGAATCAAGAGTCAGGAACACCTTTAACTACAAGTGATGGAAACAGCACTTCTATATTATGTTATTTTACAGTAGGTCCTTCTCAACAACTTGGTGGTTTTGGTTGGGGTGCTGGTTTATATGGCGGTACTTCACTAGGTGCTGCAACTACAACTTTGGCTTCTACCATAAATGATGCTGTAACTGATATTCCTTTAACTAACTCAGCAGCTTTTCCATCAGCTGGTGAAATAAGAATAGGTACTGAAGATATAAGTTTTACGGCAAACAATACTACAACTAATATATTGAGCGGTGGTGCAAGAGAAGTTAATGGCACTACAAAAGCAGGACATAGTGGTGGTGCTACAGTTACAAATATTTCTGGTTTTGCAGGCTGGGGAGATCCGGCATCTACTGACTTTACAATCGACCCTGGTTTATGGATTCTTGATAACTTTGGTACAAAGTTAATTGCACTTATTTATAATAGCAAGTGTTTTGAATGGGACGCTTCTGCACTTAATGCAGTAAACACTAGAGCTACATTACTTGCTAATGCACCAACTGCATCTAGACATGTATTGGTATCTACACCAGACAGACATTTAGTATTTTTTGGCACAGAAACAACTGTAGGAACTTCATCAACTCAAGACGATATGTTTTTACGTTTCTCTGATCAAGAAAATATTGATGGCACAGATGCTTATACAGTAAAAGCAGAAAATAATTCTGGTACTCAAAGGCTTGCTGACGGTTCTAAAATTATGGGAGCTATTAAAGGTAGAGATGCTATCTATGTATGGACCGACACTGCATTGTTTTTAATGAAATTTGTAGGTGGAGACTTTGTATTTGCTTTTGAACAAGTGGGTACTAACTGTGGATTGTTTGGTAAAAATGCTTGTATTGAAGTTGATGGTACGGCTTATTGGATGTCAGAAAATGGTTTCTTTACATACGATGGTCAGTTAAAATCTATGCCTTGTCTTGTAGAAGACCATGTCTACGATGATATAAACGCTACCTCTAGAGACCTTATTAATGCAGGATTAAATAATTTGTTTGGTGAAGTAAGCTGGTTTTATTGCACAGCTGCGTCTGATCAAATTAATAGAGTAGTTACTTATAACTATCTAGACTCTTCATCTAAACGTCCCATATGGACAACAGGTACTTTACCTAGAGCAGCGTGGCAAGACTCTGCAGTTTTTGATAGACCACATGCAACTTGTTATAAACCTGACGATGATGCATCATCAGATGTTATTGGTAATACGGACGGAAGTACGATATATTATAATCAGGAAACAGGGACCGATCAAATTAATGCAGGAGGGGATGTAACTGCTGTAATTGGTAACATTGTTTCTGGTGATTTTGACATTACCCAACGTAGAAGTAATACAGGACAAACTGTAGGGACGCCCGATATTAGAGGAGACGGTGAATACATTATGAGGATTAGTAGATTTATACCAGATTTTATTTCACAAACAGGAGACACTGCAGTTAAATTTAAAACAAGATTATATCCAAACAGTAATGAGACTACGACAAGTTTTACTTGCGACTCTACTACAACTAAAAAAGATGTAAGAGTAAGAGCTAGACAAATTGCATTAGAAGTTGCAAACACAGGCACTTCTCAAGATTGGAAACTAGGAACATTTAGATTAGATATACATCCAGGAGGAAGAAGGTAATGGCTACAGATCAAGAGATACGAGACGCAGGTTTTAAATATATTCCACAACAAAAATATTTACAAAACCCTTTTGAAATACCCACTGCACCAGCGCCACCACCACCTGTAAGTGGGGGTATAACAAATACAAATGCTTTTGCAAATTCTGGTGGTGGAAATGATTTTAATTTATCAGGAAATGCTTTTGGTTATGGTACAGCGGTCCAACCCGGTGATAAAAGTGTATTAACGTCTGGACCTTACGAAGGGCAATCAGGTTATTATAATTCTAAAAATTATAGAGGTGGTCTTCCGGGAAACATACAACAAAAAGGGCCGGGTAGATTTTTTGATTACGGTCAAAAAAACGAAGCCGGTGAATCTGTTTTTTACAAAGATGAAACTCTTCAACCTAAAAAACAATTACCTAGTTGGATGAAAGCTGCTATGGCTTTTGCACCTGGGGGAACATTTTTAGCTAACAGAATTGAAAATAAAATGAACCCAGGGTACATGGGTATAACACAACAACAGATAGATGAAGACTATGGTGGAGGTGGTGGTAATTACGGTATTGCAGGATTAAGTGATGCACAAAAACAAAACTATGATGCTTTAGCCGGTCAGGGATACTTGTTTGATGGACCTGGTGGTATGAAAACTTTAACAGGTAAAAATTTTACAGGTAAAGGTTATCTTGAAGGTCAACTAGAATTAGCTGAAGAGTTTGGTTTTGATAATATGACCGATCAACAAATAGCGGACGCAATAAAAGAAGAAGAAGAATCACAACTTGCTAAAGGTCACACCAGTCCAGGATTTAAATACAAACAAATGTTAGAAGCATCCGCAATGTATAAAGCTAATAAAGGTGAAACTATAAAAGACCCTTCTGTAACAACAGATTTGGTTAATGAATTTACCACTACTACTACTAATAATAATAATAATAATAATGATGGTGGTAGTAGCGGGACTCCGCCTGGTTTTGGAATTACTCCACAAGGAAATTATGTAAATCAATTTGAAGGAGGGGATCCAGGTCAAAATCAAGGTGGTCAAAGTCAAAATAATAATCAAAATTCTAGCAGTGTATCTAATCAAGAGTCTCAAGAAAATGCTGCATATGATTTTGCAAGTGGTGGTAGAGTTAAATTTAACATGGGTGGTGCACAATTTGCAGCTGCAAACAAAGGTGAGGATATTTCACCTGGCACAGATTCTGGTGGTAATTTTAGAGACGGTAATAATAATAATAATAATGATAATAATAATCAAGTAATTACTAACCCGGTAGATATCTCAACTATAACAAAATCAATAGGCGATTATGACATTCCATATGGCCTTGAAGCATTACTGTCCGACAAAGGAAAATTTCAAGCTGTTTTAAATGCTGACAATATATTAGATAAAAATTTAGGTCTAGATTTTACATACGATCAAGGTCCTTATCAAGTAGGTTTTAATGCAGACATGGAAGGTAATAAAAATTTAGGTTTAAGTTATAATAAAGGTAACTTAAGTGCTTATGCTAACACTGATTTTAATGACCCTAGTGTAGGTTTTAAATATAGCAAAGCGTTTGCATACGGAGGACTAGCAAGTATTTTATAATGGCAAAAATTGTACAATCATTAACTAGAGCTGAACCAGAATACAATCAAACTAACTTACAATCACTGGTTAGGGATCTTGATTCAGTAATAAAAAAATTAAACACGACGTTTCAACAAGAAGTAAAACAGGAGATAGAAGCTAAAAGTTTCTTTTTAGAATAGTGGCAGTAGTAAACCAATATAAATTTGTAGGTAAAGATAATGACACTACAGGAAATGCATTACCTGTTTTTGCAACAGGTAAACCAGAAGTTAATGAGACTATAATTATTAAATCTATATTAGTTACATCTGCTGGTACACCAAGTGTGACGGTTCTTAACAATAGTATTACAGCTATTAAATCAGTAGCATTAACAGCCAATCAAACTAAAGAATTACTAACCCAACCTTTAATAGTAGAAGGCGGATCTGCTTTTACTATACAGTCCAGCACTACAGACTCATTTGATTATGGAGTTAGTTTTTTAAACATTAAAAAGGAGAAAATAGACTAATGATAGAACTAAAACCAGATAAGATAATAACGACTATTAAAAACAAAAAAACAGGTGAGGTCTATGAGACTGAAGAAGCTTTAAAAGTGGCTAATATACCTGAAGACGATGTGCAAAGAGATGTAACAGTTATCATGCCGCCTCTTGATTTAATAGGTAAAACAAAGTAAACATAAGAATTAAGGTAAATTTATGGCAATATCTAGAATGCAAGAACCCCAGCAAATACAATCAGGAATAGGTTCCTTACAGGATCCTAGACAAGGTTATTTCTTAGGTAAACTTGTAAAGAAAGCTGGTCGTGCTGTAAAGAAAGTTATTAAAAGTCCACTAGGTAAAGCTGCATTAATAGGTGGCTTAGGTTATCTTGGGGGTGGTGGCACTATGTTTGGTAAAGCTTTACCTTTTTTAAAAGCAAAAGCAGGTGGATTTAGTCTAGCTAATCTTGGAGCTAATTTGGGTTTAGGTAGCCTTGGTTCTGCTGGTCAGTTTAAAGCAGGAAGTTTATTAAACAAATTTAATAATATGAGTTTGGGAAAAAAATTATTTTTAGGTGCTGGTGCAGCTTCAATTGCAGCTCCATTCTTAATGGGTGGTGGTGACGATGAGGACGAAGGTCCAGTAGAAACTATGGATCCAGCATACCAAACACAAAGAGCAAGAAATTATTACAGCGGTGCAGGTGATGCAGGTGCTGGTTTAGATTTTATGCCACAGAAAAAATATGTAATGCAAAATTTTTACGCAGCTGATGGTGGTCGTGCAGGTTATGCTAACGGTATGTTAGTGGATGATGAAGAAGAAGAATACATTAGATCAGGTGCAGGTCAATCAAGAAGACAACAACAAACATTTTTAAACATGGGTGGTGGTGCAGGAGAAGCACAAGCAGAACAAATGTTAATGATGGAATATGTTAAATACAAAAACAAAGGTGGTAATTTATCTTTTGAACAATTTGTACAAGCAGTAATGCAAGCATCACAACAACCAGAAGGTGCAGGTATGGAACAACCAGAAGCAGTCGCTATGGCAGCTGATGGTGGTAGAATGGGTTATAACGAAGCCGGCCCTGTTATAGATCAAGAAACAATTAACATGGTCATTGATATGAATAGTAAAGGAATGGATATGGATACTATGGTTCAAATTACTGGACAACCTGTTGAAACTATTACAAACATTATAAATTCATTAACACAACAAGCTGACGGTGGACTAACAAGTGTACCAGGGTATGGAACACCAGCAGGAACTAATAAATTTGGTTATCCTAGTGGTGGTGAAGAAGTTAGAGTTGGCAAACAAGAAGGCGGCATAATGGAAACTGAAGCATCAGAAATGATTGACATGGGTGGTGTAGAAAAAGATTATAGAAACGAAGGTGGTTTTGTAGCAATGGGTGGCAAAGAAAGAGCTGACGATGTGCCTGCCAGACTATCTAAAAATGAGTTTGTATTTACAGCAGATGCTGTTAGAAATGCAGGAGGCGGCGATATAGATAAAGGCGCTGAAGTAATGGAAAATTTAATGAGTAATTTAGAGCAGGGCGGTGAAATTTCTGAAGAGTCACAAGGTTTAGAAGGCGCACAAGCAATGTATGATCAACAACAAATGTTACAGTCGAGGGTAATATAATGGCAATAGCAGAATTTTTAGAACCAGCAGTAGAAGATTACGCTGAACAGGCGAAAGCCACATATTCCGCACCAATAGATACAAGTAAATTTACTGGTAGACAATTTGTTGCTGGAGAAGATCCTTTACAAACACAAGCAATTAATCTTGCACAACAAGGTGTGGGTTCTTATCAACCATTCTTGCAAGCAGCACAAACTGCACAGACAGCAGGGGCCGGGGCTTTGGGACAATCAGCACAAGCTATTGGTGGACTAGGTGCTTATCAAACTGCAGCAGGAAACATTGCACAAGGTGCAGCAGGTATGACAGGACCACAAGCTTACCAACCTTTTATGTCTCCATATCAATCACAAGTTATTGATGCAACTTTAGCAGAGTATGACAAACAAGGTTTAGCTGGAGAACGACAGATTAGGGATGCAGCTGTAGCTTCTGGTAATTTTGGTGGTGGTAGAGAAGGTGCACAACTAGGTCAGTTTCAATCAGATAGATTGGCAGACAGAGCAGCACTACAGGCCTCGATGTTACAACAAGGATTTGGTCAAGCTCAACAAGCAGCACAACAAAATTTTCAAAACCAAGGTAATTTATTTGGCATGCAAGGAAACTTATTTGGACAACAAGGACAGATAGGTGCAGCACAACAAGGACTAGCTGGTGCATACGGAAATCAAATGAACCAACAATTTGGTCTATCTGATTTTGGTAGAACAGGTATGGGTCAAGACGTTTCTGCACTAGGTTCTCTTGGAGGATTACGTCAGGGTATGACACAAGCAAATTTATCTGCTGATGCACAAGCAGCACAGACTGGAGCGTACGAGCCTTATGGAAGACTATCACAATATGGTAATACATTAACTGGTTTAGCGGGTGGTGTAGCAGGATCACAGTATCAAGAACCAGGTCAAACAAGTCCATTCCAAACAGCACTAGGTACGGCTACAGGTCTTGCTGGATTGTTTGGTAAAATTTATAGTTAGGAATTATTATGAAGCCATTAAATAGACCAATGTTTAGATACGGCGG